ACTCATAATTATTATTAAATGGTTCAAAAGATAATACTCTTGATGCACCCATATCAAGAGCTAACGATGTAAAAACACCAATATTACCACCGCAATCAACAACAACATCTCCTGGTTTGATAATACAATCACCTTTAAAATAATCCTGTCTATTATAAATCTCATAATAAGTCCAAGATTCTTGGTATTTTGATTGATGTCTATTTGCCCAACCTTCTCTTATTATTTCTGCATCTTGGTACAAATCTACCAATTCTGGTGTTTCATGTATAAAAAAATCTTTCTTCATATTTTATTTATTTTTATATTTGGTGTATGTGTCCATCAAAAATGCACCACAAGAACTACCAACATCTTGACCAGGTGGTATATAATATTCGTGTGATATATTATACTTATCAAAATATCTTTTAAATATCTTTAATTTTTCTTGATTTGATGGATGAAAATCTAAACTAGGTTTTTCATTAAAAAATAAAAATTTAACATTAAAATCTCTATCTTTCAGAAAAGTACTTAATAATATTGCATCTTGCTCAGTGTCATTAACACCATCAATTAATGTATAATGTATTTCAACTGGATTTTTTGTTAATTTTCTATAAAAATCAGCACAACTCAAACTACTCATTATATCTAGACTTGCTGGCATCCATTCAGTTCTTAAAATATCCATAGTATAATGTAAAGATAAATGAAGTTTAACTGGTAAATTATGATCTTTAATACCCTCTGTTAATTTATAAAAATTTAACCACTTCATTTTTGGTAATGATGTAGCAATTGCGAATCTAACATATGATATTTTAGAATTTTCTAAACTCTTTAATGCTATCATAGAATCTACAACATTTTCAACATTTAAAATAGGTTCACCACATCCCATATAACTAATTAATAAAACTCTATTGTGCTTTTTAATATCTAAGTTATCTATGATATAATTAACACAATAAAGAATTTCAGTAGATAGTAAATTTCTATTTTTTATTTTACCAATATAATCTGTAGTGTGACAAAATTTACATCCTAGCCCACACATTGTTTGTGATGGTAAACAAATAATATCTTTACCATCATTTTTATCTATATAAGAAAACTCAACAATTAAATCATCTTCTGTTTTAAAGATATATTTTAATGTCGAATCTAATTTTGATCTGATTAATTCTATAAATATCATATTTAATTTTTATTCTTAAAGTATTCAAGTAATAAATTTTCTATTAACATAGATTTAGTTATTTCTTTCTCTTCTATAACTTTATTCAATAACGTATTAATCTTACTATTAAGTGATATAGAGCATTTAACTTTTTTCTCTTCCTTTGGTAATTTTCTTCTCATATTAAATTATATAAAATATTGTAAAAAAGTTTACAAAATAGAAAAATATGACTTTATTTAATTTATATATAGTATAAAAATAGTATGAAAACAAAAAGAGGAATAAAAAAAGATAGTGTTTCTATTACATTAAATCCTGAAACAATGAAAATCTTAAGAGAAGAAACAAATAATAATTCAAAATTAATAGAATGGCTACTACTTAACTATTTTAATAGTATCGGAAAAGATACAAAAAATATAATGATTTAAAATATGAAAAGAATTAGAAAAGGAACTAAGCAATTTATCAATAAAGCAAAAGAAATTCATGGTAATAAATATAATTATTCGTTAGTTAAATATATAAATAATAAAACTAAAATAAATATAATCTGTCCTGAGCACGGTGAATTTAAACAATCACCTGATATTCATAAAACTCACGGATGCCCATTATGTACGAAAGTTTATACCGAAGATTTTATTAAAAACGCTAAAAAAATACACAACGACAAATATGATTATTCATTAGTTGATTATACCACGGCCAGAACAAAAATAAAAATTATATGTAAAAAACACGACATTTTTCATCAAATTCCGAACAATCATCTATCGGGTAAAGGTTGTCCAAGATGTAAAGAAAGTAAAGGAGAATTAATAATTCATAATATTCTGAAAAAATATGATATAGAATATACATCACAAAAAACATTTAAAGGCTGTAAATATAACCGACTACTAAGATTTGATTTTTTTATTAATAAATATAATCTTTGTATTGAATATGATGGTGAGCAACATTTTAAAATATGGAATCTTTTTGAAAAAGATGATGAAAAATTAAAATTAAGAATATTAAAAGATAGTATAAAAAATAAATATTGTATTGATAATAATATTAATCTATTAAGAATAAAATATGACGAAAATATAATAAAAAAACTCACTGATTATCTATTAAATAATTGATAATCAGAAGTCTCCTCCACTATAATGAGCTACCACGTATTCTGGATTTTTTTCTAATTTCTTAAACTTTAAACCTAAACTCGCCATTTTAAAGACAAAAAGAAAATCATGACCATATCCAGAGCTCCATTTTAAACTTTTTAAATTCTTGTGACTTATTGAACTTGTGCCTATACTTGCCCAACGTGGCTCAACTATTCTCAAATGTAATTTCTTAAAAGTATCATCCAATGTCATAAAATCATTATAGAAAACCCAATCATAATTTTCAGTGTCAAATTGGTCTACAATTATTTGTAAATGATTGGCGCCCAAAATATCATCAGTATCCAAATATGAAATAATTTCACCATCTGCTATATGAAATGCAACATTTCTCATTTCACCTGAATACAATTGTTGTTTTGGTATTTGTATTAATTTGATATTGGCTTCATTTAAAAAAAATCTATTATATAATTCTACAGTAAGTGGACATCCATCTGAAATAATAATCAATTCTTTATTTTGATAAGTTTGTTTTTTAAAAGAGTTAACGGCTCTTAAAAATTTCTTATCAGGATCAGAACGGCTATTTGGATATGGCAAAAGATAAGAAGCCATAATTACACTGACTTTTGGGTTTGTCATCTCTTATTTAGTTTATTTTTATAAATATATTAAAAAAAAAATCATTGGTTTATAAAAAAATAGCACTATTAAACATAATAGTGCTATTTATTTAAATAAATATTTTTTTAACAAGGTGTTTTAATTCCTAGATTACCACCAATACTTTGTGATGAATAATATGTTGCACCAGATTTTCTAAAAGCTATATAACCAGGTGCCGTTGGAGCAACCCAAGTAATTGTTAGATTTATATCAGTATAAAATACCGTAACTGTAGTTTCAGTGGCACTTGCTGATGCATATCTTGTTGTTGATAATGATGTTCCGCAAGCAGTGGCAGATAAAGTATATGCATCAGGTGTTACAGTCCAAGTAGTATGTGCAACAGTTGTTGTTGTTGTTGTTACTACGGACAATCAGTTCCAGTTAAATATTTACCGTTATTAAGAATTGTAACATCATACATTACAAAAATAGCACCATAATGAGTAAGATCATTTGTCATAGCCCAATCTGTATAATATCCACCAGGAACAAAGAATGTAGTCAAAGATAGTTCATTATATAGCTGAGTACTACCAGACGGAGGATAAGTTGCGCCACTATAATATACAGTGTGAAGTGTGCCGCCTGAGATATAAGTAGATTCACTCATTAATTTACCACATAAATTAGCAGAAATATATGGTGGATCAGCTGGTCTAGCTATACCAACACTAAATATGGTTTGCGGTGTGGTTGTTGTTGTGGTTGTTGGCGCTGTAGTTGTTGTAGTGGTTGTTGGAGCTAAAGTGGTTGTGGTGGTTGTTGGTGCTAACGTAGTAGTAGTTGTTGTTGGTGCCAACGTAGTTGTTGTCGTGGTCGGAGCCAAAGTAGTTGTGGTAGTTGTTGGTGCTAGTGTAGTAGTTGAAGTTGTAGTCGTAGTAGTGCCGCTCATAATTGATATTATTATATAATTAGATTGTAGTGTTAAACATGGTGAAATACCTGAAGTACCATCTAATCCATTTATACCTGATGTTCCGCTAGTACCACCTGATCCGCCAGTTCCACCTGTAAAACCAGAAAGAATCCAATTTTTTAAATCAATAACATTTATTTGTTTAGCTGTACTGGTATAAGAGCCTTTATCAACAGGTATTATAATATTCTCTATATCAGTTTCATTATCTAAATTTCTAATTCTTATTATATTTGGCATTAAAGAATTTTATTTTTTCTATATATTAATTTTGAAATATCATTTCTTATATTATAATATATATTTAAAATATTTTCTCATAATATATTTTTATATATAGTGAATATGATTACTAAATTTAAAATATTTGAACAAAAAGACCAGCAAAACTGGAAATTGGTTTTAGATATATCTAAAATTTGGAATGATTCATTGTATGAAAATTCAAATGAATTAATATCATTTAATGGTCAATATATTAATTTTTTAAATTCTCAACAAAATTTAATAATAGAAAATACATCTGAGGATGCTTGGAATAAACTTCAAGAATTAATTAATAAATTAAAAGAAAATAAAGATAAAATACAGGAGAGTACATCTGTTTGGGATGATATATATGATTGGGCAGATGGTAATTTGGTTCAAATTACAGCTGAACAAGAATTAAAAAAAGATTTTTAAAATGATAACAAAATTTAAATTATTCGAACAATTAGGAGGTTATAACCTCGGAGATATCGTATTAATATTATATAAAGTGCCAAAAACTGATAAAAGAGAAATAGTACCAGTTAAAATAATAACTGAAGATGGAATACATTATCAATTTTCTTTTAATGTGAAAGAGAATCCTTTTCCACATCAAAGACCTATACCATTTGATAAAAATATGGTAATTAATAAGACAGAAGATATAAAAGAGCCATATAAACCCTCATGGACGCAAGAACAACCAATGAGTACAGATTATTCCCCTGCGTCTAATCCTAATCAGATCACAAATGACTTTGTATTACCAAATTCATAATAAAATGAAAATAAAAAGATTACACGAACAGAAAGAACTTACCATAAATTATGAGTTACGTGGCAAAAGTGAAAATCAAAGAT